CACCATTCTTAGCAGTATAAAAAGTAGATTGAGGTGATTGAGTGTTCTGATCTCGAAACCAATCATTCCAAATTTGAACATAAGCACCAGCAGGAAGAATATTACCATAAATATTTAGAAAATTAGCATCAGCACTAGCAGCAGAAGCGCCATAGCCAAGATAATCACCGGCAGAACCAACAGGAATCGGATAATTAGAGGCAAAACAAGGCAACAACCAGTCAGTAGTTTGAGCCCAATAAGAAGATTTGTTTTCACCACAAAACTCTTCCCAATGGGACCAAATAATACGATTAGGAACAAAGAACGCAAACACATCAACAAACGCATCATCCATAACAGGTACAAGAGGCGTAGACAAACGAATAACGGCACTTAAATCCATTGAAACAGTATCACCGGGCAAAATCTCTATCGTATCAATAGGAATCAAATCACCAGCATTAAAATCGAGCTTGTTAGTATGATTCAAACTAAATATAGATCTCTTATGATTTACATTAGTAGGAGCAACATCAAATGTATGATTAAGATTTGGCATTATTTATCACCTTCCTTATTTTCATCAATTTTCTGATTATCAACCTTATAAATGCTATCAATATATTTCTTAAGCAAATCATCACTGAAAGATTGTGCAAACTTTCTATAATCATTATCAAACATTGCACGAAAACCAGCAGGAAGATTATTGAAAGAATCAATAGCCGATCTGGCTTGTTTATCTGCAAGAACCAAATCATGTTCAACATGTGAAACATCACCAAATTGTGTATCATTAACAGCAGCAATAGAATTCTGATCAGCAAGTTGATCTCTCTTAAGAACATCAATCAAAGAAACACCTTCAGCAGCTTTTTGAATCTTTAAATCTACATCTTCAAACCCATTCTGAACTATTTCACCATCATCATTCTCAATCCAAACAGACTCTTTAGTTCTAGACAAATCAAGAGGTTGGTCTTTATAAGCTCTAAAAGTAAAGGGATATTGATTGACAGCAGGAATAGAAACAGTTTCTTCTTTACTTGCTTTCTTTGTTTGTTCCATAATTCAAAGTTCCTAACTGATGAATAATAGCAGTAGGATATAACTCTATCTTTCCAGAAGCATCATCAAATATACCAAGCTCATATACATCGAAATCATCTAAATGATTTCTAATAAACTCAGCATCAAGAAGATTTCTAGCATAAACATCAAAGTTCACAACTACAACAGGATCACTGAAGAGTTTTGAAACTTTGTCATAAACATCAAATACAATTTTTTTCATAAACGTATTCCACCTCTTGAATTCATTCTAGGCAAATTAACAGCCTTTGTACGTCTCGCAGTTGTGCCAAATATGGCATGGCGAGCATGAGAGTTTTCTCTTTTTCTCATTTTTTAATTCCTTTCATTAAATCTGATGAAGCAGTAGATTGCTGATACCAATGAATATCTTTCAATTCAATCTTTCGACCGCAATCTGGACATATCAAATAACAACCATTCAAAACAGCTTCCGCATATCTCAACTTAGCAGCTTCAGTTTCTTTATTAGCCTGTTTAGTCTTAAGAAAACTAATAAGGAAAGAGCAGAACGCAACGAAGAGACTTGCAGCAGCACTCGCAACAGAAACAATCATTTCTTGATTCATATGAATCCTTTCTAACCATTAGAGTGGGAGACCTAATGGTTCCATAGATACAACCTTGCAACATAACTAGCAATCCTTCAATAAATCTTGCCAATAATCATCAAGCAGGAAATGGTCAAGCTCACAAATATCTTCCCAAAGATCATAACAAAGATCATCTAAGACAGAATCAAGAGGACGATCCTGAAACCAATTATGCTCAACATTATACATATCAAATAACTTATCAAAAGCATCATCAATGTCATAATGCCTTTTAAGTCGCTCTTTACGATTATAAATATGATCAACATGAAGAGCAACATATTGATTCAATCGCATCATGTAATAATTAGAACAAGCATCACTTCTATAGAAATCGCGAATACAATCTAACACATCAACCATAGAATAACCTTTAGCTAACAGAACATCTCTAAATTCTTCATATCTCATGCTTTTAATACCTCTTTTCGGAAATAATTATATCATAGTGTCAATCGAATTGCAATACCTATTTCAAACTTTATTTCTGAGCTTCAACACTTTGGTCTGATAAATTTTAATTTCTTCTTTCAAATCGTTCTCACAAATACGATTTATATTTTTAATTTGTGCTAAATCGAAATTGTTCGAAGATTTGAAAGGGTCAGGCTTAAATTTATCAAGGTAGTCAAGTTGATCGCCAAGTTTGCGCTTGTAATAAAGAGGCAACGACACGGCGACGGCGTACGACTTACGGCGGACGACCAGTTTACCGGTATCTGTTAACACAGCTTCATTGTCGCGAAGGTAGCGAAGTCCTATTGCAGGTCTCCGCGACATAAGAACAAACTCAGGATATTGTTCAGACGCAGGACAGGCAATAGCATCATTCATTTTCTTTTTCAAAACATAACGGGCAACATAAGCACAAGACTCAAACGATATATCACCAACTATAACATTACCTTTATTCCAAATTCTGTCCAATATTGCACTTTTCCAATAAGTAGTACCATGATTTTTAAAAACCTTCAAATCAGGAAAATATTTTCTATCAAGGCCAAAATAACAACCATGAAAATGTGATCTATAAGTAGAACCACCATACTCACCACAACAAAAATAAGAAATATGATGTTCTTCATCAGGAAAATAATCGTCCAAATATTTACGCAATCTTTTTTGAAACTTTTGTAAATCCTCTTTAATCAATACCGAATAAACAGCTTTGCCATTGTGGGAATTTATGGTCAATGGTGGGAAAGCTTCAATAACACTATGTGAAACATCAAACTCACGAACATTAACCTTATCATTAGAATAAGTTAAAGTTAAAAATAAACCTACCTTCCCAACGGAATCAAATTCATTCATACATCTAATAGCCCAAGTACGCGAGTAATCAAGTTTACAACCAACACATTTACCACATGGAATTTCTTTAAACTTAGTAAACATACCTTCACAAACCAAATTCTTACCTTTAAAATTAGAATACTTAAAAGCGAGATAATCATATCCAATCTTCAAATCTTTAAGTTCATCAGCAGTCATCTGTTCTTTATATTTATCGCGAAGCAAAATAGTAATAGGCACAGCCAAACAATCACCACTTTGAATAACAACCAAATCCTTATCATTTTTAGTCTTAAGACCAGTGTAAAAACAATGTAAAGGATGATAACAACCCATAATTTAAATCCTTTCTTCATACTTTGGTGTCAGTTAGCCCCTTTACATCAAGACTAAAGGGGCTAACTAATAAAAAAGAGTGGATTGCATGAGATCCACTCTTTTGTCCGTTTAACACACAGACGAGGCCATTCTAGTGGTAAATTTCTTTACCAAAAGAATTATAACACTAACTAGCCCAATAAGTTTTATTAACATCAACTTTAAGTCCCATATCATCATACATCTTCTGAACAAATTTCAAATCATCTTTAGATAAATGAACAGAATCAACAGCAGCTTTACCAGTATCTTGAGCAACACCAGCAACAGCCTCAGTAGTCTTAGCAACATCTTTAGCAGAAGCAGTACCAGTAAGAGCAGCTTTACCAGCAACAAGCAACATAGTTCCTAGAAGTGGAGCAATAGAAGCATGCTTAGGCGAAGTATTAGTATGAGACACAGCAGGACCAGCAGAACTAGCAGCAGCACTGGAAGGAGTGGAAGCACCAGCAGCACCAGACTGATAGGCCAACATAGGATTCACACCAGCGGCTTTTAAATCATTCATACGCCTTCGGACCTCAGTATTAGACATTTGTTCAGACCAATCACGAGCCTTCTGAGCTTCCTCAGCATTAAACTCATTATTAGCACGAGTAAGAGCTACATTCCTATCATAATCAACAGCAGATTCATATGCATTAAACCAACGGTCCGAACCTACCTTATAAGGTCTATTAGCATTAGTATTACCAAAAAAATCATCAAACCATTGACCAACAGCACCTTGAGGATTATTAGAATTGTCGAAATTACCACCTTGAGACTGAAAACTCTGAAAATAAGACTCAGCACTAGAAGGATAACTTGGCATAACTAGAATCCACCTAACTTAGAAGGTATAGAGAATGCAGGCATTTCACGAGCAATCGAACCTTTAAAAAAGAAATCAGCAATACATTGAGATGCTTTGGAAGAAACCACAGCCAAGGATCTATCAAGATTATCAGGCGTCTCGCGCATAAAATCACTATTAAGAACAGGAGCAGAAGCATAAGAATCACAGAAATTATACATAGCTATGGATTCCTTAACATCAGGACGCATGTGCCCATGAACCTCATTATTAAATTCACGATACTCAGCAGCATATTCCTGAAATCCAAACACAGAATCATTATCACTACCGGGAACAGAAGTGGCATTGAAATAAAGTTGAGACTTATAAACAGGCTGTTCACCTAAATTAGCAAACTCAGGCCAATAGAAATCGAACTTGGATCTTCTTCTAAGTGAGGCAGATATACCCTGACAGTACGAATGTCTATAACGCAAAGCTGCAAGAATCATAAGTTGACCATGCTCAGTAAAAGATTTGGTAAACATAGATCCAGAATGCTGTCCATAAGTAAATCCGGCAAGTGTTCCAAGAGGTGTACCAGATGAAGCAGCATTATTAGAAACCTGAGTTGTAGAAACAGGAATACGAGTACCACCGAGAAATTCAGGACGCTGCAAACGATAATCACCAGCATTGACACCGAAATGACCCAACAAAAGTTCCACATAACGAGTTCCAAAACGGGCATCATTTTCAAGGAAATATTGTGTGGCAAACGCTTGTCTTAACTGATTTATAGTTGCAGAACTAGCAGAAGATAAGTCAGCATAAGCATTAGATATTCCAACATTTGGATAAGGTAAAGTAGCTTGTTGTTCAGTAGCAGCAGCCAAATGAGGAGGAAGAACAGGAGAAGTAGAATTGACAGCCTTCAAATCATAATTACCAGCAGGAAGAAAATTACCAAGTCTGTCAACAAAAACAGGAGCACCAGAATAACCATGATTCTGTTGATCATCAAAAACTACAGGAGCAAGTTGACCAAGAGGCAAACTCACAGCATTGCCTTTTTGAGGCGCTGGTAAACATGATGTGAAATAATCATGAATCTTATTAACTGGAAGTAATCCCAATGATCTTCTAAAAGAATCAGGAGTAGAAATATCAGCATGAACTGGAATAGAAGAGGTTAAATAAAGAGATGCACCATTCTTAGCAGTATAAAAAGTAGATTGAGGTGATTGAGTGTTCTGATCTCTAAACCAATCATTCCAAATTTGACTTTCCAAAACTGCTATCTATCTCCTTGA